GCCGCAGCAAGAAAAAGAATTGCTGAATTAAAACTTCTCATAAAATTATGGAGAAAATCAAAATTATGAATATACAATTTACTTCTATTCTTGATATGGTTGGTCGTATTTGTACTAGAAAATGCGATAATGAAAAGTTTATTTTTTTCTTGCCAGTAGATGAAACTTGTAAAGAATTTATTCTGTTTAATCTTAATGAATTTAACAATCACAAAGGGGTTTTTTCAGATAAATCAGTAATGTTTCCAACAATCATTAAAGAAGAAAATTTTGCTGATGTATTTAAAGTTAATATGCAAGATGTAAAGGTAGATGTTCAATGTGATGATTTGATTGACACTACATCAGCAGATTGGAAAATGTTAACTATTTTAGACAAACTTGCCTTTAAGAACGAAGATGAAAAAT